CAGTACTACTTGAGCCTCCACTACCAGCACCGCCTAAAAATCCACTACCGCCGAATCCACCTGTTGCAATATATCCAGTTTGGTTTGAACCAACTCCTCCTGTGCCGCCAGTGACAGTCATTCCAGACCATCCACTACCGATTGTTGTTCCACCCCCTGTGCCAGCACCAGATGATCCACCGCCTGTTCCTAGGGGACCCCCAACTCCTTTTGATGCTGTACAAGTTCCGAAAGTTGTATCATTCCCATTGCTGCCACTAGTGGGAGAGCCAGTTGTGCCTGTGGCACCGCCGCCTCCACCGCCGCCAATCATTTTTATTCTTAATCGAACAACTCCAGCCGGTGGATAGTATGTGCCTGAGCCAGACGTTTTTGTTGTGATGGTCATCTCACCATTTGCAACAAGGCTTCCGTATGATCCGACTTGGATTTTTGTGCCTGGTGATGTCCAGGTGCCTGCAGTGGTTTGCGTATTTAAAAGAGTGCCAATTAGTCTAAATGGAACACTTGTTCTCGCGGTTGTTGAATAAATGGCTGTGATTGAATCAGCCGCTCCAGCACCGCCTTCGGCTGTGGTCGTAATAAGTTGATTCTCATTATAAAGAGATCCGGAAACTGCAAGCTCTGGAGTACCAGAATTATCAATTAGGTAAATATATTGAACCCATGGCTGGCCACTTGTTTGCCCTAAAGTAGAGCCAGAACTTACAGTCATGGAAAGGGCACCAGTTATGCTTCTTTGGTTATATACACCACTTGTGAGCGCTGAAGATCTAAAACCAACTGTGATCGGATCTCCCGAGTTTGCCTCACTCCCTGATTTTGTTTTAATAGAAATTATTAAAGCATTTCCAAACGCAGCCGTGGTAAAACTAAGGTTTGAAATTTCATAAGATGAGTCAGATGAACTAGATGATGAGCCTGTGCCAACCTCAACCCAAGTGGAACTGTTGTAAATATTTAGCTTATTAGTATCTGTATTATATACTTGAAGACCAGCGACAGGAGTAGCAATAGCATTTCTCTGCGCCTGAGTCATACGAGGCCCTACAAAGCCCTTTGTCGTACTCGTAAAATCAGCAATAGCAGAAGTGTCAAGCGTTGAACCTAATGCCAATGATGTGCCTGTAGCTGCGCCCAATACAGGCGCCACAAATGTTTTATTGGTTAAAGTCTGTACCTCATCCGTGGTAACAAGCGTCCCAGTTCTTCCTGACAAAAGACCGAGTTCTGTAGACGTCACAGCGCTCGACGAAATATTCTTATTAGCATCAGCCACCAGTGCTGTAGACGCTGTTAGACCCGAGGAGCGAATATTGCCTACCACATGGAGCGCTTCAAGAGGAGTAGGTGTACCAATCCCAAGAAAATTATTGGTGTTATCGTAGAATAAATTCGCGTTATCTTGCTGAAGAACTGGACCTGTATCTACAAATAAAAGACTTCCAGCTGTCCCACTAGTAACACCACCACCTATAGAGACCGCTGCGGAGTTTAACTGCCATGAAGTATTTGTACCGTCTGTCTGTAAAACTTTTCCAGAGTGGGTTGCCTGAGAAGGTAGAAAAGCGTTTAGCGCATTATTTGCCGTTGCCTGGCCAGAACCTCCACTGGCAATGGGAAGTATGCCTGTCACTCCTGTTGTAAGAGGTAAGCCGGTAGCATTAGTTAATGTGGCAGCAGAAGGCGTGCCTAAATTAGGCGTAACAAGCGTTGGGCTTGTCGCTAATACTAATGCTCCTGATCCCGTAGGAGCTGTTACCCCTGAAAGATACCCGAGTTCTGTCGGAGTTACCGCAGAGCTTGTTAGGATTTTACTTCCATCTAAATAGGGCACAGTGTTCGCTGTACCAGACGATATTATAGGAGAACTAAACGAAAATGACGCTAAAGAATTACTCCAAGATAAACCCCCTGAGCCATCCGTTGCTAGAAAATAACCAGAGGTTCCCGCCGATGCGGGAAGAGTGAAAGTATAGTCTGATCCAAGAGCTGGAGAAGTGAGAGTAACCTTATTCGTCCCACTTGCCGCAGGTTCACTTACTTCAAGCTTCTGTGTCTGAATAATCCTATCTGCGCCCGTATAGCCTAGAACTGCTACGAGTAAAACTATAAAAAAAATAATAAAATTTCTCATTAATTTGACCTCGCTACTTCTGTCCATTTAGAGGTTGTCCCATTCCATGCTAAAGATAATTCGCTAAAGGCTACAAGAACCATGCTTCCATTTATCTCCATGTTGGTAGAAGATCCAGAAATTGTCACCGAATTTGTAGCATGTGCCCCGCGCAATAGCAGCTCTTGACCATCAATCGTACCATTCTCGACAGCAGTCGTAGTATTTGCTGTTACTGGAGCAGCATTTCCTTGGACTGGAACAATTAATCTTTGTTTAGTCTTGTCAATAGTAATAGTTGCCGCAGCATTAACCGTCTGGGTAGTCTGCGAATAAAATCCAAAAATTCCCGAAGAAGAGAGAGTATTTGTGGTTTCCTGAATCATCATAGCAAGCCTGTCTAGCGCCTTCTCCACATTTTCCACATCAAGAGGAGATGCGTTTAAAAAATCATAAATCTGCGTGAGAGGGGTACTTCTATACACTGTCAGAGTCTCCCCAACAGCTGGAGCAGTGCCCGCTACAACAGTCGTGCCAGGATCTCCACCTGAGATAGTATATTCTACACCAGGGGTCCAGTATGTTACTACACCCCCAGAGTCCGTGAGTTTTACTTTTACTTGGGTGTTATTAAAAAATGTAAAAGGAATAGCAAAATTTACTGTTGAGCCATCCCCTGCAAAATCATCCGATGTAACTAAATTTGATAAAGCCATATCACTGCCCTAACATCTGCACAGGAGCAGATGCTCCGTCGCGGATAAATTGTTTTTGTGCGCCATAATACTCCATAAGTCTTTTGCTGTATGCCTCACTAAATTCAGGATCTTTTAGGATAAGCATTTTTGCCCTCTGTTCCGCTTGAGAAAATATTTTAGACACATTTCTAAGAGCGTCTTTATACTGTTTCTCTGATTGTTTTGACTCAAGTCTTTTCCACAGAGGGCTATTATCTCCCAAGGTGTTCTCTAAAACTTTTCTCAATGAAGGCCCCTGAGCCCCTTCATGAATATTTCCATAATACTGCATAAATTTATCATACTGTTGAGGTGTCATCTCAAAAGACATTCCTCTATCTGGAGCTAAACCCTCTAGGGTCCTAAGTGGAACTCGCATGCCTATGCCCAGTTCTGTACTTTCTCCAAAACGTATGCTCTTCCCAGGCATCCTAAGACGAAGCTCTGGAGCCTCATCTAAATTTGTACCAGGATTTATACGAGAATCTTTTGCTAAAATCTCAAGCCTCTGCATAAGTTCTGATTTTTCTTTGGTATTTGTCATGTATTGGCTATTCTCATCCTCTGTTCCAGGAATAAGCTGCGGCTCGCCTAAAATATTGCGAGATACTGGAAGATCCTGATTATACCAAGGGAGATCCGCCTTTAGCTGATTTTTTACCTGAGCGATAAAAGATTCAACCCCTTTTAGATTTTCACCGTACTCTTTTAGATTTCTCTTATACGCCTCACCGTTTTGCAGCTCTTCAATTTTCTGAGCAGCTTCTCTGCCTAACTTTGGGAAAAATCTACCAATAAATTGAGCATTCCACTCTCCAACCTTTTTAGCTGAATCTAATTCTCCATTAGACACAGCATCCACAATGTCTGAAAAATCTGCGATGTTTTCTAAAAGCTGATTCGATGTGAAATGATTTAAAAGCCCTGATGTAGTGTACACTAGAAAATCATGAAATTGATTCGCGTCCATGTACGATTTTGCTTGCGCTGTAAGATGCGCAAGATCAATGAACGGACGCACAAAGTCCGCCTTTTCAAAAGATACTCCACCAATTGAATATGGCACATACCCTTTACCGCTCTCAGCAGTAGACTGCTGTACCCTCCAATTTGGAGAAGTGGCACCGTTAACAAGTCCCATTGCTGATAACCCACCAAGGGTTGCAAGGGCTGTACTTCCCACAACTATTTTTGCAACAGCCTCATCCTTTTCAAATTGAGTGCCGCCTTTCAATATCCTTTTAAGTTCTGTTGTATTATCCCCAAAAAGAGAAAGTAATTTTAAAGGAGAATGATCAAGAGAATATTTCACAGAATTATAGGTAACATTACTAAAAGGTAGAATAGTATTAAGCGCAGGGTTTTCTGTAATTTTCCGAACAAAAGAATCTTCAGGGGCCCTTTTTGCCATAACAGATAATTCTGCATGCTCCATTGCTTTAGTGTGAAGTACTTCTAAAGGATCTTTCATCATCGCCGTGTACGCGTTGTCAAACTGATCTAAAGGTATTTTCTTAGCTATAAGATGATCTGTTACAAGCTCTGATAATTTTCCATAGTAATTAATACCCCCATAAAAAGTATCAAGCCCTCCAAGAGCTTTAAACGCCACCCCTCTCATCCCAACAGTAGCCATGAGTTCTCCAAAAACTTTCATCCCAAAAGATGAATCTTTTGTGACTCCCATCTTTTCTACATCGGTGAGACTTTTTATCCCTCTAGATCCAAGTTCTAGCTTGGTTGTAGAGTACGCATTTTCTCCAGAGGGGAGAGGTATATTGAGTCTATCAAGTTTTAATGATCTTCCTAATCCTCCAATAGCTCTCCGTACTCCATCGTAATACCCACGAGTAATCGCTGTATAGCGTAGGGCTTCGTAAGCTTTTTCTGCATCTGTTAGTTTAGGAAGATTCATTGTTGCCCTATAGATATCAGAGTTTCTAAAAGATCTAATCCCATGAGCTACAAATGAATCTGTCATATTAACAGCAGTTCCTATGGTATTCGCAAAAGCTGCTCCCTTAACAGAAGCCCATCCAAGCATATTATTAAGCATGGCATAGTTAAGCGCTCTTCCAACTTTAGGAAGAGTCCCCTCCTTACCTACTTTAGAAAGCCATTTAGCCCTTTCAACATCATCAAGAGAAAGATTTCCTATGTCCTTTATAATCTTTCGCATCTTATCTTCTCCGCCCATAAGACGCATAGCCTCTGATGCCAGTAAATCTCTCTCTTCAGGATTAAGTGCAGCCTTCACCTCGTCAATTAAATCTTGTCTGCCCTTAGAAACTGCTGTTTCCATAGCGGCGCTAACAGTCTGCTCTGCTGGTTGTATCTTACGCGCTTCTAATGCCTGCCCCGCTGTACGACCCACAGCCTCTTCAGTAACACCAAGCCCCTTTCCCGCAGTAAGAGCATCCCAAAGCTCTAGCACTTGCTCTTTATTTAAATTATCTACATTTCTAGAAAGTTCTCCTATTTCCTTAGAAGCATTCTCACGCACTTTAGATACAGCGTACACTTCAGCGGGAGTAAGAGCCTTCTTTTCAGGATCCTGTTTTAAAAGAGCTGTAAGTTTTTTCTCATTCTTTAATATTTTCTCTCCAGCATCTATAGTCTCTGCATGCGTGGTGCGAGATACAACATCTCCGACGTCTAAATCTCCTCTGGCAAATAATGTCCCGTAGGCTGGATTATCTTTCTGCAATACTGAGGTTTTAAATATAGAAGCAGTGGGCTCTGCTGTTTGTGCTGTAGCTGTAGCCGCTCCTGTGACTGCTTCTGTCGTCTGAGCCGCCACTTTTCCAGTAGAGTTCATGGCGCTTTCAATAGTATTAATCGCAGTTCGAGCTTTTATCTGTGTAGTGAAAGCATCAACAACTTTCTTTATACCGTCTGTGCTCTTTGCAGATAAAGCTTTTGAAGTTTTAACAACTCCAGATACAGCCTCTGGAGTAAACATAAGAGAGTTAACAATTAAACTTTCAAGGCCGTTTTTAAATCTACCTTCCCAATTACCCTCTCCGTCTTTATGCTCTAAATATTTTAACACAGATCCTATTGCCCCATAATCTCTTAATTCAGGCGCAGAGTTTGTAATGAGATTCGCTAAACGCTCCTGATTTGGATCCATAGCAAGAGTGTCCATAGCCACATTTATTCCAGCTGCTCCAACTTTACCAAGTCTAAATGCCTTAGCCGCTGCTGCTCCAGGCAAAGTGTACTCCACAAGCCCTGCAATTAGTTTAGTTCCAGGATTGTCATCTGGAGATTCGAGTTTCGATTTCCAATCAATATTGTAAGGTTTCAGCATTTCCTCTTCAGTAATTCCAAAATACTTTGCATAATCGTCCACCCCATTAGCTACGTCGTAAGCTAATTGGGAAAGATTCTCAGCAATTCCTACAGCCCCTTGAGCCGCCCCTTTTAATGCCTCCGGTTTCGCCTTCTCAGCAGCTCCACCCGCAACAGGAGTAACTCCTCCAGGGGAAACAGCAAATTCAGGAGATGCATTTTGAAATAATTTCTCTAAGAATGTCTTATCCTCAGGAGTCGCCGCTTTTCCTACAAGGCTCTCAGGAGTTTCGTTAATCTCTATAGGTTGAGACTCTTCCTTAGGCGCTTCATATCCTGCCTCTGTCAGCATTTGATCTAGATCCGCTGCCTCTAAAGGATTCTTATTTAAATTTTCTGCAACTTTATCAAACGCCATAACTATTCACCCTGACCCTGTATCTCTTTTATCTTACGAGCATACTCCAGATTTAATTCTTTTGTCATTTTTCCGCTTTTTGTTAGTTCCTTAATTTCATTCCCAAGGGCTTGAATTCGTGTTTTCTTGTCTGACTTTTTATCAAAACCTTCTTTAGGATAGATAGTATCTAATATTGGCTTAATATCAGATTTATGTATGTCCTCTGAAAGAATTGAAATATCAACCTCAGGATTAGCCACTACTCTCTCGTATAGATTTGCTTTGGCTGAAATAATTGCGTCGTGAAGTTTTATCTGATTTTCTCTTGTGTCGTATTTAACAATAGTAGGATTATCGATAATAGCATCAAATCTTTTTGCAGCCTCATTAACTTTGGCGCGTATTCCAGGGTTTTTATCTAGTGCTCTTGATAAACGGTCCATTTCTGTTTGCACAGCAATAGCAGCAGACGCAGAAGCCCCACGCTTTGTCATGCCATCATAAACGTCTGCTGATACAAGCATAGGATCCTCTCCTGCAAAAACTTTCTCATAGGAATCAAACTTGAACTTTCTATCTGCATCAAAATCAGTAATGTTCATCCTTCTTGTATTTACATAGGATGATACTGCCGCAGAAGAAAGTGCAGCTTTTTCAAGAGCCGGTATCTTTGTAGGGTCAAGTTCTCCTCTAGCAGCCTTCATTCTTATATCTTCTCTAAATAAATCTAATTTTTCATTATCTGTGACTTTTGTTACTCCAAGGAAATACATGTCTTTGAATGTTTTCTCGTAGAGTTTTTTCTGAGCCTTAGCATCCATCACCTGCTGCATCTGCTCTTTTCTAAAAAATTCATTCGCTGTTCTATCAAAAACAGAATCAACCTTTGCCCTATTCTTTTCTCTCATCTTTTCATCAAACATATCAGTAATATTAAATGCAGAAGGAACACTCGCACCTTTCTCTTCTCCGTTTAATACCCGCATAGCCTTGTCAGCATACTCCTTCATTACTGAAGGATTAGATGTAGTGCCAATTTTATTTATATACCCGTCAATATACGCCTGAGCTATTTCCTTTTTTGCTCCTGCAATTTTTTCCTGCTTCTCTGTCTCCGTATAGATGTTGTTGCTATTTATATGATTCTCAATTAGTAAAAAAGTATCGTCAATTTTACTCCCAGCCTTTGGATCATCCGAAAGACCTGAGATGCGTGATACTTTTCCTGAGACAAATTCTCCGACCTTTATATCAGTGTTTTTGTTGTACTCTTTTATGGAGTTTGCGTAGAAGCTGAGAAATGTGGATCTATTATATCTCTCTGCCTCTGCTGAAAATTCAGAAGATACTCGTCCTTGTAATTTTGAAGAATATTTATCCTGTATCTTTCTAGAACTGTTTTTGAATTTATCTAGAACATCCTTACTAGACATAGTACCATACATAGGATCTTTTTTTATATCTTCCTCTAATATCGCTAGCTCTGTTGTGTAGTTTGTTAAGGCCTCTTCCTTATCTACCTTTTCTCTTTCTCTTTCTGCCAAGGTATTTGCATGATCAATCTCCGCAGCTTTTTGAATAAATACGGAACTTAATCCGCGTGAAAAAGATCCAAGAGTCTTAGCCTGAATTTCTCCTGCTGTATCCCCTGTGGCAAGAGGAACCGGAGATCCTGCATTAAGTACCTGACTCTCATCTGCCCTTGGTATAATTGCCATATATTACCCTTTACTCCCACTAAATTGACCAATTGATGTAAGGGCAGGCCCAGTGATAGACATTAAATTATATCCTGTTGTGGACATAAGTTGCGCTTTATTTCGGGCCTGGTCTGCTCTACCAGAGGCTAATTTATACTCTAACTCTCCTTTTTGCATAATAGCGTCTAGCTCCAGCATTTGTTCTGCCAAGGTGTTAGCTATTACTCCAACGGAAGAGCCCTCAGTTAAAGACACTCCTGCTTTTGCAAAGGCACTTTTTTGCACACCAACAGCTCCAGTGAATTTTTTCCTAGAAAGAAAAGCCTCTCTACTCATAGCCTGCCGTGCAAATATGGCCTGCTTATCATAGAAATCAGCATTCTGAAGCTCAGACTCAGCTTGCGCCCTATTTGACGTGTATGTGGCAGCGGCGTTTAGAAAAACACCCGCTGCAAGTAGCGCCGCTGGTACAGCCATTATATAATTCTCCCCATAATATAATAATCTTCCTTATTTTTACCAAAAGATTTTAGAGTACCCTCAACTGTAAACCCTAGAGCAATAGCCCACTTAATAAGACTTGCTTCACATTTTACATGGATCTGTAGTCTGTGCAATCTAAACTGCGTAAAAACTTCCCGCACTATTATCCTCATTTGCCTGGTGTACGCTACGGGATGCTTCAAAAGATTCTCCGTTGTAACTGCCCATCCCTCTGCTACTCCAGGTCTTATAAGAGTGAGTCCTGTAATAACCCCTAGTTTTCCCTCTGAATCTTTAAGCGACACATTCCATGGATGATCTAGTATGGTCTTAGCTGTAATTTCTTCAGAACAGTACACAGATTTTCTACTGTACTCCACAGCTTCTAGCGCGTCGGCAATTGTAGGCGCTGTCATATTAATCATACACGACACCCTCTGCCGCAATGCTTAGAACATTCATAGGGACGGGTAAGGTATTTTTTATCTCCAGTAATTTTTCTCTCGAATGCCCTGGAGGAAATGCCATCCTCTTTTCTCCTGTCAAGAAAGGAGGATATGTGTCGGGTGCCGCCGTAATTATCTCAAATGGAATATTATAATACTCCGCTCTTTCGCGATCACCGTATGCTGCAGCTAACGTGTTTAAGAATTTAATATACAGTGTATCTATTTTTACGTTCTTCCCCTGACTATTTCCAAATTGTGTAATAGTTTTAATAGGAGCAGGAACAATTTTAGCTGTATACGCTATTCCGTATATTACACTACTATACGTGGTTTTATCCACCACAATATTTCCGCCAGATACAGTAGTAGTTCCTTTATACCACCCATCACAGAAGTAATGTACCACTGTCCCGTTAGAAAAAGGAGCAGCACTAACTGTTGCTGATCCTCCTGGATTTACCTCAGAGTACATATCGAGATAGTAAAACATATTATTATAGGCATAGGTAGGTTGCTCGAATATAGGTGCCATTTTAACTAAATAAAACCCTGAACCGTAATTCACAATCCCATAAAATACACTTGAATCATTCCCATAGGGGAAGGTAGCTGTCCCATCTATAATTGGAAAGGTTGGCTCATTACTACTGCCAAGATCTGTCCCAGCTCTAAAAAAATTCCATGCGCCTATATTATTTTGCTGATCAACTGTCACCAACATACTTCTGAAAATATTTGTAGTTTTCTTTTTTGTAAGACAGATAACAGTGCTTGTATCCCCAATTTTCATTGGTATGAGCTTCTTTATATAGTACTGCTTACTGTCAGTGATATTTGCCACATAGCCAATATCTTCAGAATTATGCTGCTCGTTCTGATAGGAGAAAACTAATTGTCTTAATGATTGTCCTCCTGATTGAGCGTACAGCGTATTGTTGTCAATTGATACGGGCTGTACTCCTGACATTCCATAACTACTATTACTATCGATAGTAATATCCAATATTCCAAGGGCGCCTTGAGTCCCACGCACAACCATCTCTCTATCAGAGTATCCTACTATGAGCACTTTTGTAGATGATAACCCTCGAACAGGCCCTATTGCTTTAGCGGGAGAAAAAGAAAATGGCCTAGAATTATCTGCGGCGTATGTTGTAAAATATGGATCTTGCGCTAGAGGTATCTCCATCAAATCAAATATATCCCCAGCCCTACTAGCCCAGACTCTCGTATGATCTGTTGTATTAGTATTTGTTTCAGGTTTACCACCCCAGTATAGACGCTCCTCAAAAGCTGCTACCTTTGTAGGCCAACCATAGGCAGCATTCCATGCGGAAATTTCCCAGGATGTTCCCGCCGCCGTACCGCACGCTACTACAGGAACATTTACAAGCACAAATGCCGTACATGTTGCATGTGGGCCCGGTCCCGCTGGCGTAGCCGTAATGTATGCCACTCCTGTGCTTCCAGCGGATGTTAGTTTTATATATGTTCCAGTTCTTCCTACAATACCTGCCATCGTAGCTAGAAAAAAAGGTGCACTGGCTGTTAGGGTTACAACTCCCGTCGCCGCACTTGAGGTTATTGTCTGAGGACTTCCCTCCCCAAGGACATTTGGACTATTGAACGGTACGTTGTAGAACGGATTTATTGCAGCTTCTCTTGAAATTCCAGTTATATAACAAACACCATTTCTAATATCTACGTATACTGGCTGATCCCCATCTTCAAATGCAATAAATAAATACTCTCCAGAATATGCCCACGATATATCACCTGATCGCACATTGTTTATCTGTACATCTATAATCATAGTAAGAATAGCGCCAGAGGACGTATTATAACAGAACCAATTTGTAGCGGGTAACCCCGCGTTTATAAATAAAAGATATTGAGTGCGTACGCCCGACTCTTTTCCAATAGCAGAAAGTACTTTTGTAGAATATGTCTGTGCATTCATGATTGTTTGCTGAGGTGCAGGTAGTGCCTTATACTGAAGCCCAGGACGTTGAAAAGCTCCGCCTTCTTTTTGAATAAACATATTCTGAAGTTCTTTACATGATCTTTTGTATTGCTCCACTTCCGTATTTGCGAGCATTTTATCAGACCAAAGTCCAGCAGAGAAATTTGATAAGACATGATTAAACTTCATTATGTCCTCGAATTCAACCAGTCGTCAGCGTACACCCTGTCACCCACAGCTGATTGTGCTGAGTAGGTACGGGCTTCTTTAATCTTTAATTCTCTTAACTTAACTAAACTATCTCTTAAACCCTCACTTGTCGTAAGAGCATAAGACATAGCTATAGCTAGGTCTATAGCGTACACCGTAGTAAATGATGAATCGAAACTGCCAACTGTAGTTATATCTTTTATGTATTTTATTTTGCATTCATCTGAATCTGTAAGAAGAAATCTCCCTTCTTCTGTCCAGTTATCTTGCTCTTGACCGTACATCTCAACCACTCGTAAGCAGTCGGATGGCAGGGGGAACTGATGATCCCATCCCCATTCAGGAGTAGTAGCACTCTCCGCAAGAGAGACTCTTGTAAGCGCAAATTTCCATGGGTGAGATCTTAGTAAATCTTTTCTAATATCATCAGCTAATTCTTTGCAAAGACGTGCCTCTACGGAGTCATCATCAATGCTCGTAATCCTATTTGCTCCAAGGAGGGTTAAAGCTTTATTGCAAATGGATGCAAGACTAACAGCGCCCATCATTCCTCCAAAAATAAAAGAATACCCCTTCGTTTGACGCCGAAGGAGTACTCTTATCTAAACTTAAATTGTTCTGTAGTACATTAAAACTTTTACTGTACCAGACGTGGCAGTCCACGCTGTAGCTGCAGTCAAAGTTAGTGTACACTCAGCAGAGAAAAGTTTTCCAAGTCCTACCATGTTGTTCTGGTCAACCATAGAAACTGTGTCAGCTGCTGTGTTCACATCAACAGATGCTAAGAAAGCATCGTTATCAGTAGTCTCTACCGCCCCTGCATCCTGCAAGTATCCAACGTGCACTGTACCTGCTGTACCTAAGTCAGGGAAAGCCATAACCACGTTCAGCACACGAGCGCCCTTTGGAATTTTTCCTAAATACCAAATGTCGTTGTTTGAAGGAGCACTTCCAGGTACTGTGAAATCACAATACATAACTTTTACTTCTCCTGCAACGTCACCAGGACGGATCATATCCGCTGGTACGTCAACAAAAGCATCTGTATATTGATTACCATAAAATGTAGCCATCGTTTAACCCTCCTATTAACCTTCGTAACAAATAACTTCTACGACTTTAACTTCTTCCATACGAGTAGCGCCGATAGACATTCTACCATACACCTGTTTTGCATAACCTTTATCATCTCTCTCAGAGATACGAGACATATAGTCCTCACCTACAGAAAGTAAAAGGCCATCTTGTGCCCATGCAAAACAAGAACGGTAAGATGCACCAACTACTGTCGAGCCAGAACCAACAGCTCCAGTAGAAGTAGAAGCATCTAATGTGCCTCGTGATGCAGTAGTGTTTAATCTGTTTAACCAGATAAACTCGAAACCCATAAAAGTGTTGATGTCCCCTTGAACTAGCGCCTTTACAGTATTGTAGTCAGAACTAGATACTTCAGTAGTAGATAACAAAGATTCAATCTGATACGGAGTTACTGCAAAGTATCTTTTTAAATTCATCTGAACATCTTGAAGATCAAGCATTCTTTTAACAGCACGTAAGGTCTTCATGTTCAAGTTTGCGAATGCTGCACCGGTGTTTGCAGCATATTTCTGGCTGTTTGGGTGAGTAGTAGAAGTAGTTCCCTCTTCACCAGTATACGCCGTAGCAATAGATGCTGTAACAATTTCGTCATCTTTAGTTCTACCAAATGCCCAAGCTGCTGCCATAGCATACTCAGACGTAGGATCGATCAACATACGAATTTTATCTTGATCGTCAACTAAATCTGCCCATTCAAAATCCTTCAACGTCACCATACGTCGTGCGTGAGGTGTGTCGAGTTGGGGAGTAGCTGCGTGACGACCAGTTCTTTGTACCGCAGATACAGTTCCTACTTGATCGAAAAATTGTTTTTTACCTTTTTGAGTTTCTTTTCTAACAGCATTCTGCAACTTAGAACCTTGTTGCTGAGAAAGATGCTGTACGTTTGCGCCAAACTGGTTTACAAACGCAGTAGTAATTTGCTGACTCATTTTGTAAGCCTCCTTCTAGATTGATAAATTTTAAAATGAAATAACTAGGGTGGATTATCCCCTAAAAAGAGGGTCCGATATGGAACATAGCAGTTAGCTATAAGGGTCCAGAGTGTCCTCGTGGATTATCCTCTGCCCTTATGCTACCTAAAAAATAATCAATGTCAACTAGGCGTTATACATAATTCCAAATAATTTTTGGACCTCTGCCACAGCAGTCTTGTGCCCAGGGTGTTCCTTTTGGAAATAAGGATGATTTGTATTGCCCATAATAGAATCTACTGTTTTCTTGGCTTCTGCAGGAGTTATAGCGCCAGCCCCGCCAGAGTCTCCACCAACGATCTTTGTCTCGCCATAAAGCTTTGTGCCTACTTTAGAGAGGAGTTTGATTAGTCTGGTATCATTTCCTAAACCAGCGTCTTCTAGGTGCTGAATTGTCTCGGGGTCTGCGAAATTCTTTAATACCAGGTGAGCTCTTGACAGATTCGCCTCAAAAGATTTTCCCCACTCGGACTTTAGTCCAGTTAATTCTTTTTCTTGCCTTTCTTTATTTTCACTTAAAATCTTTTCTTCAGCCTTCATATTTACTTCTGAGAACCAGTCGGCAAGTTTTTGTGCCTGGCCTGGAAGAATACCAAATTTATAGGCACTCTCTTTAAATTGATTTACAAATTCTTTATCGATCGTAGCACTCTCGTTGATCTTTAAATCATACTGGTCAATTTTCTCAGGCAACCCAAGTTTTTTGTAAACATCCATCCAGTCTTCGTCGGATGCGTGCTTTCCAGGAATCGCAATTTTATCTGAACCAATTAATTTCTGTGCGTTGATGTAGGCTGCGGCCAAGGAAGGAATGTCAGAGAATTTTCTGAGAGTGGCATCTTCCTGTAACTCTTGAGGCAATCCCAATCTCCAATCTTTAACTCCGCTTTGCGCGGTAACTGGAGGAGGATTAGCGTCTCCAGTGGTTGCTGGCTTTCCACCTGATGTATCTCCAGTATTTGTCCCCCCTTGGGCACCCTCAGGTCCGCTCCCTGCGCTAAATGAAGTAAGTAAACTGCTTGCTCCAGCTGAACCTCCTCCATCCCCGCCAGGGTTCTTTTCCTGCAATATATTAGTCCATAACTTCACTATCACGGTCAATCCTTTCGTATAGAGCATTAATGTCGATATCTAAAATATGCAAGATGCGAAGGACAACATTCTTCTCGCCCTCTCTCAAAATCATATCATTAGTATTTCCACTATAACTGCTTTTTAATATCCAATGATTCTCCATTAGATCTTTTAAAACTTTCTCTCCGTCCAATGATGTAAAAATATTTTTATACGCAGAGAGTATCTCTACCTTTTCTTTCACTCTATTCTTTGCCATCTATTATCTCGCAGTTTCTTGTAGCGTTTTAAGTGCCTGACTCCCAGTCATTGCTTGGTTCATTTGGACTTCTTGCTGTTGCTGCTCCATCATCTGCTGCCTTTCCTGATCTTCCTTCTCTCTCTTAGTTATAACCTCATCAGCGTTACGAATAGCCTCTTGAGGGAATCCTAAATTGCTTGCCACAATTCTAACTATATTGTCTACATTAAAATTATCAGCAGCCCTTGTATCGAGCTGTAGGAATGGTGCAATTGTCTCTAATGTTCTTGAGATATTCTGTATGTCAGACATACGCTGCGCCTTTGCAATAAGCGACGAGTACTTAACGTCAAGACGCACGTTTACCAACTCTTGAGGTACGGGTGGAAGCTTTCCACGTTTAAGCATGATCTTATACACCCGCTCTACCATGGGCTTTAAATACTCTTGGTGCATACGCCCAAGCATCGGGCCAAGAAGACGCATAGCCTCCTCTGTACGCTGTAGTACTTCTGTGGCTGTCATCATGGGCCCGCCTTGTCGTAACTTCAGCTGATCCACATAGAACGCATCTCTTACTCGCTGTCTTCTATCTTCCATTGCCTGAAATCCAAAATCTATTCGAGTGTCATTAAATACAGGTTTCGCAATGTCAGTTCCAGATCTGTAGTAATTAATTCCTCCAGGTTTTGTAATAAATGGTAAAATGAACCCATCATCAGGTAACTGCACAGGAGGATCGACCACCTTTTGTGCCCCGATAAGCATTGTCTCATTCATTTTATTTAGTACTTTCATCTCAGGCAAAGCATTCATACCAGGGGATCTTCCCCAAGTCTCACCACTTGCCTTACCCCAGCGAGGTACGACATATGGGAATGAATCAAATTTTCCCTGCTCTATCTCGTAGTCATGCTCTGGTAAAACATATTGCGTAAGCCACTGCTCATCATCCCCATTCTCAGGATCAGAAATATATGCAGGGTACACCGTATGTATAATTTCTACAGGATCATCTTTACCTTTCATGTAGGATTCAAATAGACGTGGCGGAATTTTCTCTTTTCCCCACTTAGCCACCAGCTGGCTTATAGGCCATGTCCAACACCTATCAAGCTCCGAGACTCTTCCATGATAATCTTCTCCGATATAATAATCCTTCACAAAGTACGTCATAAAGCGCACTATCTCTTCGTCTGACTCTTCAATATGCTGACAGCCAGTTCCAAGGGACGTTAGGTCTAAATACATCTCAGCAACTTCCGTCTGAAAATTAGAATTGTTCAGCGTACTGTGCAGTTGTCTTATTACCTGTTGAAACCATTTTCTTACAGCATCTTTATTATCAAGAGTCACATCTCCAGTTGTAAATTCAAACCAGAAAACGTCTGGGTTTGTTAGAAGACTATGCAGCATTCCTGCCAATAATTCATTTGACTGCACCCCTGTATTGTCGAGTAGTCTAAAAGAGGTCTTCTGCCCGTCGGCCATCTTTCCTGTCACCGTACCCCGTCTCGGAAAAATATAATCTATAACCTCATCCCAATGACTCTCCCACAAACCACGGGCACTTTTCTTCTTCTCAAGTCTCTCTTTAACCTGTTTGACTGTAAGATATTTTATTTTCATTTATTTTCCTTGTAAGACTACAGGAGCCCCGCCGACCCCTCTCATTGATCTCGATTTTTTACTAAATGAATTTATGATAGTATTTATTTTATTTATCCTATCAGCCTCATCTGCAAACCCTAATGATTTTGCTTTCAAATCCAATTGCCTTTGAGCTGCTATACGGGCTCTACCCTCAGGGGAAAGATCTCCTGTGTCCGGAGGATGCTCCCCTCCTACTAAGCCCTTTTCAATTGAAGACGCTACTCCCTTCACAGTATCTGCTGCGGCAGTTATAGGTCTAAGAGGGTTAATAGCATCTAGAGCACTAGTTGCTTGTCTTATTTCCTTTGGAGGAGGCCCACCCATAATATTCTCCTTTATACAGGCACACAGTCGCTATCGCATTGCCTTGGTAATCGTCTACGTTTGTCGTCGGCGTCGTCTGCGAACTCGTCACTTAGCACTACTGCCAAGGTTCTAAATGCATCTGCTCCGTGAGACGCCCAATCGTGCTTCGGAGTAGATAAATAAATCTTATTTTTAGAGTCCCATTTTTTCTGATAATTTCTTAAGGATTCAAGTCCTCGTTGACTTCCAATTCTTCCTTGATTACAATTATCCTTATCAAACCAGCATCGGTCAAGTAAGTTCCTGACTGCCTGTATTCCATCTGCTATCGCAAGTCTTGGCGCCACTCTCACATTCTTTAAGCCTAAAGCTTTAACAATCTCCAGCCGTGATTTACCAGTGATTAAATCTCTGACTGCAATATCATGAGGGAAAAAATGGGCACTGTAAATATATTCTTTTTCTGATAATGCTTTTATATAGTACTCCAGTCCTTCTCCAGATCCTTCCATGTAGTCTATGACTCTTACTTCTGTGCGGTACATTTGTATAAACCAAATGGCTGTAGAGTCATCAATTCCTAAATCCCATGCGGTGATTACGTTGAGGCTTGAATCAAACGGTACTGTCGTAATCCGGCCTCGGGATTCGAGTTTTGCAATATTTTTTCCGTAGTATGCTCCAACTAAAGCTGCGGTGAATGAGCATTCATATTCTTGATTAAACTCCTCCTCACTCATTATCGCTTCGGCAGCCTCTAACTCTGCCAGGGGGATAATCTTAGTTTCTGATGCTTTGAATATTGCTCTAAACCAATCCTGTTTACCTTCCGCCATGAGATACACTTCGTAGAAGTGATTCTGTCCCTTCGGAGTTGAAATGAATATCGCCCATCCTCCTCTATCGGATAAAGCAGGACGTATAACCTGACTCCAAACTTCTGGGTTCATCTCTGCATATTCGTCAAGTACTGTACCGTCTAGGTATAGACCTCTCAGTGCTCCAGGGTTCTCGGCTCCAAGTAGGATTATTCGCACCTTGTCCTTCAAATGCGGCCTGTAAATATCGGCTCGAAGCTCCGACTCGTTGAACTCCACGTTGGGAATATCCTTCAAATACTCTTTCAGTAAGTCCCACGCTATACGCTTAGCCTGGCTGTACGTTGGTGCGATGTACGCGTACTGAGGATTCGCATGTGTACAGCGTAGCCCGCAGTCTATCATCTCATTTATGGATAAGTGTGTCTTGCCAAAGCGTCGCTACCGATGGCAAACGAGCACATTAAATCTCTTTTTATTTCTGTGAATGTATGCCTGATGTTCTCTTGGTCTGTATCCTGTTGAGACTATTTTTGTGTTATCTACCAAAGTACCTCCTTTCACGTCTCGGGTGACGCTGTATCATTGTTATTGCCAGTGGTTTCTTCTACTCGCGCCTCTACGCCAACAGCTTCGCTCTGAACACTCGCAACCTCCCTCTCCTCACCACGTTCTATACCAGTCTGAATTATAAACGTCTGAGTTGCCGCTACTGCCACATCTACTTTCGCACGGTTAGTGTACCGTGGGTCATCAGTTCCAGCTAGCCATTTGTGAGCGTCAATCTTGAGACGGGTTGCCTCTATTGGATCCTTATAGGATTCCGCCATCTCCGCCTCTTCTTTGACTTTATCTCTATGGTATTCAGCTCTCGCGAGACGCGCTTCCTCCAGCTTTGGTTTAATCCAAGGATTTATTTTCATCCACCTTGCAAACTGAGGATACGTGGGCATTCGTGAATCTAAACAAATTGTAGTTAGCCCTTCCCCAGAGGTAACTCGGTCTAGAATCTCCATTACCAAAAAGTCAGAGTACGGTACTCGTCCGTCTGGAATAAGTGCCTGAGTGCTAAGCTCGCTCTTTGGGTTACACCAAATGGCTTTATTTGTTGCGGGGTCAGTAACCTTCTCGTAGGGAATATATTCAGTACCCCGTATACCGTATACTGATACGGTCTCACCAGACTGAGTGTCTATCAGGTGTAGTTCGTCTTTTAAACGGGAGGTGTAAACTTTTCCAGAGGAAATGAGCTGGGTTAGGTCCATTTGGGGACGGTATAGGGTTTTGGGTGGCGTGTCAACCAGTGGTGGTTTGCGGGCTTTTGTGGTGGGGGTGGGTAGGGTTACCAGGGGGTGGGGGTGTTTCTCGCGTCTGAGGCTGGTTTCTGTTCGTTTAAATGGGTTTCTCGGAGGGGGTTGGAATATGCCAGGTTGTTGGGAGAACCTCGTTTCGGGATGCTGGTTCGCGTTAAAAGTTCCGGTGTATGTTGTGTCGCAGATGCGGGGGACCTAAGCGCTATGCGCGCGCCCGAATCTTTGGGGGGTACCCCGTCTCTCGGAGCTCGTATCAAGCATTGGGTCTCGCCCTCACCGGAGCATGGGAACGTGCCTCGCGTAGCTCGGCACCAGCATCGAGTGACGCAAATTGCGTCACTCGTAACAAAATTTGTCACTCGCTGGTACGTGGTACGGTATACCACGAGACCAGCAAAGCGGCACGGCGGTTGCAGCAACAAATTTTTGAAAGCGCGACTAACTTAAACTAATCAAGACAAGGAGAATTAATCATGAGCAATATTAAAAGCATTACTGAGAATAAGAGCACAGAGTTAAGAGAGTTACTGCTCAATAAGATACTAGAGAACAGTGATTCAGAGGCTCTCAGAGCTAGACGACGCTGAGCTCGTCGATATGCTGTAATCTTTACAAACATATATTATTTAATTTAAAAATGATACGGCGTATATTATACGCCTAAATTACAACTAAACAAAAAGGAGATATAAAAATGGAAACACTTAAACAATGGTTAGTTATAATAGGAACTCTAGCAGTACTCTTCAAGATAACATACTCTGAGGCGCAAACAACATTCCTAGTAAATGGAAAGAAAACAGACGCTCAGTCAGCAGCAATGGCCGCGCTTGATAGGAAAAATGAAGTCTTGAAGTGTGACGCTGTTTCCATGTCTATCAACGACAAGGGAAACCTCAAACTAAACAAAAAGGACAACGGATGGATACCAGTATCAAAATAAAATATTTTCTACTAGGGGCTCTCCAGTGCTTCCAAAGGGCCTAGATGCTCGTAGCGTGTGGGTTGTGAATGATAACTACTCTCCCAAGATTGATGCGCTCTACGCGTCTCTAGATGCGCGTAACGAGGTTTTACAGTGCTGGAGCGTTTATTTCCATGTTGGTTCTAATGGAAACGCGAGTCTGGAACGTAAAGCTCCAAAATGACCCCAAAATATGCCCATAAAGTAAACAAGGTAACCGAGTAACCGGTAACCGACCCTTTCAAACATTATACAACTATTGATGTGGGTACTAATATTACTACCATCTATATATTAAGAAAATATCTGTTACTCTGTTACCAGCACCTTTAACCCCTTGGAATAACTGACGGTAACCGAGTAACCGACCATTGCATAGGTAACCGAGCATGCGCCCCGCATCATCGGTTACTACGCGCCGTGGTCATGACAATTTTCGCTCCCGCACCGCGCATCTGCGCAACAACTCAGCGCATGACGCTTTTTCATGCAAAAGTCGGTTACCTTTTCCTACTAATTAAGCATCCTAAGTTATTGATATCACTAGACAGGTAACCGACCATGCATAGCGTCATGATGTCGGTTACCTAGGCAATAAACCCTCAAAATAATCCTCTATCTGGTATATTTCGCCATTTTTAAGATGTTTCAAAAAATAACTTTACACTCTAAGGTGCACACTGTACACCACATCAAAAATTAAACCTATTCCTATAAAGAATATTGGAGTTGTGCAGTGAGTGTCCGAGCTAAATATTCAAAAAATTCAACCGAATCTCGCATCTCATCCAACAATCAAAGCGAAAACCAAAGTCTGGACCGAGCGCCAAATAAACCCCGAAGCGAGAAACTAAATCACACCTTGGAATATTCCGCGCCTCAAAAAAGAAAATACATAGAAAATCAAGAGATCGTATCTCTTGCAACGACAATTGATGGTGTCTCGACTTTCGTGAGAGCCACTGTACATTGTGACGATGGGGATCAAGTCTCTCTAACGTACACCCATCCAATTTATGGTGTGGAAGTAACATCAGTAAAATCACGTCTTTTAATTTTACCACATAAACCAACAGAAGGAATATTTTATGGCGACATATAATGAGGCGCGAGTTTACGTTTCAACCTATGCGAAATATAATAATGGTAATTTGCGGGGGGAATGGGTTAATTTATCAGAGTTTACTTGCAAGAATGATTTCCATGATCGATGCTTGGAAATACATAGCGACGAAAAAGATCCAGAAATAATGCTCCAAGATTTCGAGAACTTCCCGAAAAAATTCTACTCCAAATCAAACATCTCGCCTGACGTATTCCCATTTTTGGAGTTAGACGAGCGCGAGCAAGAAATAGTTGGGACTTACTGGGAACACATAGATAAAGAGGCCCCACAAGACGACGCGCTAGAGTATTTCGTGGGGGAATATGAAGACGAATCAAGCTTCGTGCATGACTTTGTAGAGGAAATTGGGCTACTCCACGACGTACCAGATACGGCTAAGATGTATTTTGATTATGACGCCTACCTAAGAGACTTGAAAATAGACTCGGTCCATGTTGTACACTTATCACATAATAAAATATTGGTGTTTAACCGAAACTAGGAAAGGAATCATCCGAACATGTCATTAGACGAATCCCGCACCACGCACAATCAATTGGTAGAACAAGCAGCCAAACGGCTCGAAGAAGCACTACTAACTCTCCAAGACCACTGGCCTAACACAGGGCAAGAGGAGCTTGAGACGTCATTTGAGCAAGTACACTCGCACCTTCGTAAAATATACCAACGGATCATGGAGAACCTCAAATGAACTTGGAATATGCCAAAATTCTTTGGAAACACACCGTACAAAACCAAGGGCTCACCGAGGAACAACTCCTAACTATTGGATTTGAAGACGGCCTAACAGCTGTCACGCACCACGCATCCCTAATCATACTAGCAGCAAAAGACCTTT